CTATATTGACAGCCGGCCATTTAGCAGACTAATTTGGTCACTGCTCATTTCTTCCATCCACGCTCCATAAACATCAAAAACCATCTGTGCGCTTGCGTGACCCATCTGTGATGCAATGAATGCCGGGTTAGCACCGGCTGTCAAGAGCCAACATGCATATGTATGTCGAGTGTGGTATGGATTTCGACGTCTTACGCCCGCGCGTTCAATTGCGGCATTCCAGCTATAGCTGATCCCACCGAGTGAATAGTAAGGTTTCTGCCTTCCATTTGCTGTACGAGGAACAAAAACAAACCGTACGTTTTGCGTTTCAGTTCTTCTGTACTCTTTATGATGATAGACAATCTCAGTACAATCTTGCTGAGCGGTAAGCTGGTATTGATTTTTAAGTGCTTCCAGCGCGGGTGCCAGTAATGTAATAGTACGGATTCCTGCGGTTGTTTTAGGTGGGACAAATTGACATTTTGATGTAACGTTTCTAATAACGTTTATAGTTCCTGCATCAAGGTCTATATCTTCCCAGGCAAGTGCACACAATTCTCCATGCCGCATTCCGCTGTAAATTGCTAGTTGCCAGAAATTACGTGTTTGCCCGTGAAGTGCCTCGATCAATTTATTGAATTCCTCTTTTGACAAAGGATCTGGTTTAAGGCGACTTTTCGGGAGTTTTTTTATACCTTCAAACGGTTTATCTATTATATGTTTTGATAGGTAAGCATACTTAAGAAGTGTGCATAATAAGGAAATATAAGAATCAACCGTCCTGACCGTGCGTCCACTCTTATTAGATCGCTTTTTATTATCATAGAGAGTCATCCCATTGAGTAATTCATTTCTATAGTGAACAATATCATTGTATCTAATTGTAGCTATCAGTGTCATTTCACCAATTATTTTGTTTAATATATTTATTTTGGAAGTTTTACCGTACAAAGTGGCCTGCGATAACTCTGTTTTTTTTCCTTCAATCCACTCCGAAGTTAATTCTTTAAATGTAGTGATAATCTTCTTTTCGCCAAATTTATCTGCAACTTTTGATTCTGGAAATCGGGAGAGATAACTAAAAGTACCAAAATTTATTTCACTAACGATGGCCGCTCTTAAATTACCTGCTTTTTTGATGTTGGCCGAAGTATTTATCCAGCCTTTTAATACCTCTCTGCACCGCTTCCCATGATATATAAACCAGATGCAAATTTTTTCATTTCTGATTTCAACGCCAGTAGGTAACTTCATTTCAAGCCTCGCGAATAAATTGGTTGATAGCAGGGTGGTTATACCAAAGCACACCGCGCAGTGTTTTTTCACCCGTTGGTGATACTCGCTTAAAATGGATTCCCTCAACCCAGCAGCCTTGACGATATCGTTCTATTTGTCTTGCACCTAAGCCAGTTCTTTCAGTTAAAGATTCTTCAACAACCCACTCATGACTGTAAATTATCTGTTCTTTTATCATGATAAAAATCTCGTAGTAAGCCCCTATGAATAACTATCAGGAGCCATTAATTGATTTATTTTTTAAACTATGAAAGAGAGTGGCGGGTCATTTAGGCAATGAGAGCCGCCGCAGGGATTATGCTGTGAATAGCGGGGTTACTTTCCGTACATCCAATTGCTGACTGGGCAACACTTCGCCGAAATTACCACACTCGACAACGTGGTAACCGTCGGTATTGTTATCAGTGACATAACCAGCCGCAAATGATTCACACACCTCAGCATGTAGGTAGTCGTCGTAGCGACTGCGTTTCTTTGGTTTTGGAAAGCTAGATATGGACAGAGCACTACCTTGAGGGGTTTTTGAGTAACACCGATGGTGTGTTGCAGTAATTCAATATGACGTAGCTCAAGTTGATTAATCATGCTGTTTCGCCTTCAGGCTAGCGGCATAATCTTCCCAAGTTTTAAGGTCATCAGGGGAAACCGTGACTGAATCATCGTGAGGAAACCAATGAGCGCACCATTTACAGTTAGGGAACCGGAAAGTAACGTTAATATTTTTATTGACGAGGATGTAGGCTGAAAAATCATATGCGCCAGTAAATTTGGCTTTAGCCGCTGCTATCGCAGATAATTTTTGTCTATCAGCTTCATCGGCTTCTTTCTTCCGCTTACGGTCAACATCTTCTCTACGGGCCTGACATTCGATACTGCAATAAATCTGGTCATCTTCATTCCAAACACGGGCAGATTCTTCACGGGAAACTCGATGATTGCAATATCCGCACTCTTGCGTCCAATCGTGTTCTTCAACAAGCACCTTCCACGGTACGCCGCCTATTACACTGACGTATTTATCAAGGGCGGGGGCAAGTCGGCATGACACAATCTCACTGAAATCAAGATCAAGTTCATTGGCACCATTGCGCCTCGCTTCTATGTGACTTTTAGCAAACTGAATACATCCAACCTCATCCCCCTGAACGCTATAGGCTCTTAATTTATTATCCATTATGCTCACCCCTCAGGCTGGCGGCGAACTGCATTAAGTCAGCTTTGATATATAAAAGAGACTTGATCACTCCATCCTCTTCAATTGCAGAGAATACCGACTTGTGGAATCCATCCGCTGCCAGTTCAACTCCTTGCGCCTGATATTCATTAATTACCTGCGCCGTTTTTGGTATTTGTTGCTTAATAATTTCCAGTGCTTGAGTGTGGGTTAAATACCCCTCTTGCTGACTTTTGACCCATTCATTTAATTGTGTGTCTGATTGATAGGTAGGAATATCAATATCTATAACCATTATCAACTCTACTTAGTGGTATTTATGCCTGCCGACGCGAACATCGACAGGGTAAATCCACTCGTCACTTTTAAGCTGCTTGTGCGTTAACCGGGCGCTAACCAGTTACTCAGTGATGCTTCACGCCACATTTCCATCACTACGTCGCCGTGGGAACCCGACCTATAACGCCGTCGTCGCGTGTCCTGAACTCGATCAGGAACTTGGGTGCGGTCTAACCGCGTTTTTACTTCATGATTTTTTCCTCCATTGTGGGTACTCCGTGGTTTAGCTGAGCCGTGACCGGTACACGCGGACCGTTTTGTGTCACTTAACCTGTTTGTTAAAGAGCGTACCCATTGTTTCGGGTGATAGTCCTGTTCTTGGATTTAAATGTAACTATAGTTTCGGATTGCGTCAAGCAGGATCTGATGCTTTAGTTTCGGATATGGTTGTGAAAAACCATTACATGTGGTTTTTCTGGAGGAGTGAGGGGATATTAGCGGACGGCTGGGCAGTCTGATTTGTTAAAGGTGGCGGTTAATGTTTTTGATGGGAATTGGTAAATATAGTTAGCAGCGCCTTGATATTTATCGATAAGAATATTGTCGCATAGTGCATGGGTAAAACTTTCTTTAGCAATGGCTTTAACATGTACAATTGTTTCGTAATCAGGACTCATATCATTGATTTTATATATGTAATTAATGCTTTTGTCTTTGACAAACATATCAGTTAAAAGGGTGTTGTCATCCAAACGTCTAGGGATGCCAAGTTTAATTTTTTCTTCAGCAAATGCGGGTACGGCTTTTTCCCAGATTGAGGCATTATCTGATTTATCTGTTAGCGCGCGACCTAGATCTTTGCCAAGAACAGCAAAAATAGTGGCAACAATGAGAATAATAGCTCTCGTGCCCCATTTTTTGATAAAAGCCATAACGCCATTTTCTGTTGTCGCGATAGGTTTTGCATCAATAATGGTTTGTTGTCTTTTAGGTGAATCACTGACCCAAGGGTCTGATGGCTTTGCCTGATTTAACTGATTTATTTGAGTTCCACAAGATGAACAAAATTTGCTATGTGGCTCAATTGATGCGCTGCATTTCATACAATACATTGTTTTTTCCTTATAAATTTTCCCATTTAGCCTCAACAACAACACCGATAATTCGGCAGTTACCATTGATTTCTATCATTGGGTACTGGGGGTTCAGAGGCTTGAGATATTTATTGCCAGCATCTTCAATGTAGCGTTTGAATGTCGCCTCATTACCATCGGTTAGTTTGGCGATAACTAATTTACCTGAGGTGGGTTCAACATCTGGGTTGACTAATATAGACATACCTTCAGGAATGGTTAAGCCCACAGGAGAGGTCATTGAATCCCCTTTAACATCAAGCCAAAAGGCATTATGTCCAGCATACTTAGTGGTGGTTACCCACTCGTCTATTTCATCAAGACTATAAGGCTCAATGGCTTCTGACCAATTTCCCGCGCTAACCCAACTGATTTTGGGATACTCATAGGATTGTAATGGGTGCGAGTCTTTATTTTCTTTTACATTCGCATCCCAATTAGCGCTGGATGTGGATTGTAATTCAGGATTTCCCTTTCCCGTCTGAAGCCATTCTGGATTGCATAAAAGAGCACGGGCAATATTAAAGAGCGTATTGCCATTAAAGTTTTTTGTCAGCCCTAACTCAGCTTTACTTATAGCTACTCTAGACACGCCTGATTTCCTTGCCAATTCTTCCTGACTAAGATTCAACGCTGACCTTCTTTCGCTGACCCTTTCAGCTAAAGTACTTGCCATTGATTCCTCTGAATTATATCCAGCTAAAAATTGACACCAAAGTAACACTATCTTTGGAAACTTTGTTTTCGTTATGCTCTTGCCTGAATCTGATACTTTGGTTACGATTAGTGAGGAGGTATCCATGAAACTGTATGATATTTTGAAAACTGAAATTGGAAGCAATGCGGAAATTGGCCGCCGATTTCCTGCAAAAGGTAAGTCACGAACCGGGCAGGCAGTGGGTAAGTGGCGATCTCAAGGAGTGCCCGAAGATATTGCTCTGTTGTGTCATTTATCTTCTAACATCCCATACATCTACAACCCGGCCGACTATGGCCGCAACCCGGAAAATCTTAGCCTGGTTCTGACCAAACCAGCTCATCAGTAAAGATAGAGGACTGACCAATGACCACAATTTATCAACCTGCCGCTATAACGGCAGGGGCTGCGATAGCATCTGACGTTCGGCGGGAGTTGCTATCCCGCAAAAAGGTGGGAAAGAACGGTTTACCGTTCCATACCGTGCGTGAAGATCAGATTAAGACCCGATGGACAGAAAGCGAGGCAGTGGCCATAAAAAGCACCGCCAACGCGCTGGAATCCAACCCCGCAGTAGAAACCAATGTAGCCGCCATTCGTGGATTTTTGGCGATGTTTGCCGAAGCTCCCGACATGCTGGTTCATGTTCATGCCGAATTAAAACTCGCCGGACTGCCGGTATCTGGCACAAATCCAATCCTATGCCAGAAAGCGTGCGTGACCGCTGTACCAAAGCCCACGAATATATATTTTTGCTGAGTAAGTCGAAAAGCTATTACTTCGATCATGAGGCAATTAGAGAACCATCTGTCTACAGCGGTAAAAATACCGGCGTCGGCTTTGGGCATGGCATGGATAAGAGTGACAGAAATCGCGGCAGGATATCTGCCCGCGATAACTTCAAGCGGGAAGACAGTAAGCGAGCGGTAGTTATACCTGGGCAAAATGTGGGTACCCATCGTGCTGATCGTAAAGATACTGTCTCTGATGGTATGCGGGCAAAGCGCAACGTTTGGACTGTGGCCACTCGTGGTTACAAAGAAGCTCATTTCGCTACTTTCCCGCCAGCACTAATTGAACCTTGTGTTTTGGCTGGTTGTCCGACTGGTGGCGTGATTTTGGACCCATTCGGTGGTAGTGGCACGACTGCTGGCGTCGCTATCGGCAGTGGTCGTAAAGCTATTCTTTGCGAATTGAACCCAGCATACGCTGAACTGGTTCCAGCTCGTATCGAAAGTATTTTATCTGCGTATCCAATTAATAAGGGGTGTGCAGCATGATTGATTTCTCCAATACCCAATATGTTCATGATCTGGCCGCTCTCAAGTCCGCCCCAACACATAAGTTGAAATTAATTGGCGACCAGTGGCGCACGCCAGATGCTCTGTTTTGGGGTATCAATGCGATGTTTGGCCCGTTAGTTCTGGATCTGTTCAGTGATTGCGAGAATGCGAAAACACCCGCTTATTACACTGCGGAAGATAACTCGCTCACTCAAGACTGGGCTACGAAACTGACCGAGTTGAATGGCGCTGCATTTGCTAACCCTCCCTACAGCACGGCGAAAAAGCATGAAGGGCAATATATCACTGGCATGCGGCACATCATGGCTTATACCTCCGAAATGCGGCAGCGCGGCGGTCGCTATGTCTATTTGACCAAAGCGGCAACGTCAGAGGTGTGGTGGCCTGAAGAAGCAGACCATATTGCATTCATTCGCGGCAGAATTGGCTTTGAAGTACCGGCTTGGTTCCGTCCCGAAGATAACACTCAAGTTGCCTGCAATGCGGGTTTTGGTGCGGCTATTGCCATTTTCGATAAGGAATGGCGTGGCCCTGCGATTAGCTATATCACCCGTGAGCAATTACTTGCCACTGGTGAGGCATTTTTAGCGCAGATCCGCAGAGAGGCTGAGCGCCTGATACCACAAAACCAGCCGAAAAATATTCCAGTACCGGAAACTGGCAACACCGTCTGGCCGGTCGAAGTAAATCTGTATTTCAGCAAAATATCGGGTGCCGCTGAATTACCCGCCGACCTGCAACATAAAATCTTAGGCAATATCAACCGTATGAAATTAGACGGTATTCCGTCTGATGCCATCATTGCCGCCGCCACAACACTCACCGCCGCTATGGGAGCAACATCATGAAAGAGATCATCGTAGATAATTTTGCTGGTGGCGGTGGGGCTTCTACCGGGATCGAAATGGCAACCGGGCGCAGTGTTGATATCGCCATCAATCATGATCCGAATGCTATCGCCATGCACACCACCAATCACCCCGACACCCTGCATTATTGTGAGTCAGTATTCGATATTGACCCCGTGGCCGCGACCGCCGGCAGACCTGTCGGACTTGCATGGTTCAGCCCTGATTGCCGCCATTTCAGTAAGGCGAAGGGCAGTAAGCCAGTTAAAAAAGAGATCCGTGGTTTAGCGTGGATACTGATTCGTTGGGGGTTAGCGAAAAAGCCTCGAGTAGTGATGCTGGAAAATGTGGAAGAGTTTAAAACGTGGGGACCGCTACTGACTGCCGAAGATGGCACAGAACACCCCGATCCCGCCCGCGCGGGTGAGACATTCGCCGCATTTGTAGCGATGCTGACTACGGGTATTGATGCCGAACATCCAGCGTTACAGGAGTGCTGCGAGGTTTTAGGGATTGATATCAATAGTATAGATGCTAAACGACTGCAGGCTGGTTTGGGATACGTCGTTGATCACAAAGAACTTCGGGCCAGTGATTATGGTGCGCCAACCATCAGAAAGCGCTTCTTTATGGTAATGCGTTGTGATGGTTTGCCAGTAGTGTGGCCGGAGCCGACTCACGGCGATCCAAAATTATTGGAAGTTCAGAGCGGACACCGTAAACCGTGGCGCACCGCCGCCGAGTGTATTGATTGGTCAATTCCTTGCCCGAGTATTTTCGATCGCAAGAAACCGCTAGCGGAGAACACCCTCAAACGCATTGCGCGGGGCATTCAACGTTTCGTTATGGATAACCCCACGCCGTTTATCGTGAAGTGTAACCACACCAGAAGTAAAACTACATATGACTGTTTCCGGGGGCAGCCATTAATTGATCCGTTGCAGGCCATTACCAAAACGCCTGGCTTCTCATTGGTCACTCCAATCATAGCCCGTATCGGTCAAACCGGTTTTGGTGGCGATCGTATGGCGTATGAAGTGGGTAAACCACTAACGACAATCACTAGTAAGGCTGAACACCTTCTTGTCGCCCCGATCATTGCTCGTGAGTTTGGTAATAGTGTGGGGCATGTGGTTGATGATCCAAGCGGTACTATTACAGCGGGTGGAGGTGGTAAGTCTCGGCTTGTTTCTGCATTCCTGGCTAAACACTTCGGCGGCAACTATACCGGCTCAGGCGCTGATCTGAATCAGCCAGCCCACACAGTGACAACGGTTGATCATCATGCGTTGGTGACTTCTAACCTGATAAAGCTGCGCGGCACTTGCAAAGACGGTCAGCAGGTTACCCAGCCAATGCCAACAATCACTGCCGGTGGTCTGCATATCGGTGAGGTTCGTGCTTTCTTACTCAAGTATTACGGCAATGAGAAAGAGGGTGTTAGCCTGAATGGCCCCCTGCACACAGTGACCACCAATGACCGGTTCGGTCTGGTGACGGTCGAGGGCATTGATTACCGCCGGGCATTCCGTGAAGCGCTAGATAACTCCCCGATCACAGCCTTCAATAACCCTGTTCGCCAACACGAGTTCTTCTAATGATCACCATTGCCGAGATTATTGGGCGGGTTAACACCCAGCTCAAAGATACTGCATGGTTGCGCTGGCCGCTGGCGGAGCTATGTGATTATTACAATGATGCCGTCCGGGCAGTCATTCTTGCACGGCCAGATGCTGGGGCAACGACCGAAGTGATTACCGCTGCGATTGGGACTAAACAAACGTTGCCGGATGGCGTTATCCGCTTAATTGAGATGATTCGCTTAGTAGACGGCAGGGCATTAAGGCCGGTACCGCGTGATGTACTTGATAGCCAATATCCTGATTGGCATCAGATGACGGGTTCTGTTGAGCGTTACACCTATAACGAATTGACACCCAAAGTGTATTACCTGTTTCCCGGCCCCGCAGAGCCAGTCGATATTGATGCTGTAGTGGCCAGAATTCCGATGGCCGTTGCTATCAATGACCTGGCAGATAAAACACCAGTACCGATTGACGAGCTTTATGTGAATCCGTTGGTGGATTGGATGCTGTTTCGTTCGTTTAGTAAAGATGGTGAAGCGGGGGCAAACCTCAATTTAGCCATGCAGCACTATCAAGCATTTAGCGATCAGTTGGGGGTTAAGCAAAATTCTGAGAGTTTCGCCCAGCAATTGAAAGAAGCGCAGTACCAGGGAGGTGGGCAGTGAGCGTAACAGTTTCCGGCATTATGATTAACCCGGTCGGCGAGCCAGTAGTCAATGCACAGATCACCCTCACAGCGGTTACCAATAGCCTTACTGTGCTCAATGCCTTTTCGGCCACAGTCAGAACGGACGGGGTGGGTACATATCGCATCCAGTTAGAAGAGGGCAGCTACTCCATTACAGTGGCTGCGAATGGCCGTAGTTTTGTTTATGGCGCGGTCACGCTGGATAACACCACAGGCCCCAGCACACTCAATCAATTGCTGAAGCAGCAGATCATGGAGTCGGAACTCACACCTGATGTGATCCTGTACTTTCGCCAGATTCAACAGCAGGTCGCCAATGATCTTGCAACAATAAAAGTTTTAGAAATCAGTGCTACAGATGCGGCAGAGCGCGCAGGTCATTCACGCGATGAGGCTATGTTGTATGCAAAGGATTTGTCTGAGGCGCTTGCAACAGCCAAGGGGTATCGCGACCAAGCGGGCATAAGTGCGGATGCATCTGCACTCTCTCAGCAGGAAGCGGCGATAAGTGAAACGAGTGCTAAAGCCAGTGCCGATTCAGCATTACTGTCAGAGCAAAATGCGCTTTCATATCGCGACTCAGCCCAGTCAGCAGCGGCCACAGCAGCCGATGATGCGTCAACACTTGCAGCCGAGCGGACAGCAGAAAAAATTAAGTTACAAGTTAAAACTGATGCGGATCGTGCCGAAGCGGCACGTATAGCAAGTGAACAGATAAAATCCTCGGTAGATGACACAGCTCAGACTGTTGCTCAACAGCATGGCGAAACAACACAAGCAGCTATCGCCGCACGAGATAGTGAAGTCAAGGCAACAACCGCGGCAAACAGTGCTGTTCAATCGGAAGCGTTAGCGGCAATCAGTGCGGAAACAGCACGACAGAACGCAGGAATATCTACAGTAGATAAAAATGCAGCAAAAGGTTTTAGAGATGAGGCTGAGGGTTTTGCTCAGCAGGCGCATGCTTCAGCAGAAAGCGTCGGCGATGTAATGCCAAAAACTGGTGGTGCGTTCACAGGCCCAGTAGAGTTGGCAGGTGATGCAACAGAGCCGTTAGAGCCAGTTACATTTCAACAGTTTGAAAGAACCGGAGGCGAGTTTCTACTAAGTGTTAAATGGCACATGAGTAGAACTAATATCCCAGCAGGGTGGGCACCGTTGGACGGTATAATTTTAGACCGGGCGCTATGGCCTGATGTTTGGGCGACCATACAAGTTGGTTACTCGCTTGTTACAGATGAATCATGGATTAGAGACCCGATTCTTCGTGCGTGTTTTTCAATAGGTGACGGTAGCACTACTTTCAGAATCGGCGACCTGAACGGCAAGTCCGACGGTTCTTTGGGTGCCGTAGTTCTTAAAGGGGATGGTAAAAACTCATTTGGCGAAATAGGGAGGATTCAAGGCGATGCTATTCGGAATATAACGGGCGATTTTGGCTCACTAGGGGGACAACTTAATAATGCTTACGGTATTGTCATCGGATCAAAAAATGGTGTGTTTGCAGGTCATGGTGAGAGTGGGAGGCCAACATCTGCAAACATCGGGCAACCTGCTCTGGGTTCAGAATTTATCGCATTCGATGCTTCACGAGTAGTACCAACCGCAGTTGAAAACCGCGTAGTTAACGCCACTGGTTGCTACATAATCAAGCTTGCAGGTTCCGCGCTCAACGAAGGGCAAATTAACGCGCTCGAATTAGCAACGCAGATAACACAACTTGCATCGCGCACTACAAGCTTAGATGCTGACGCGTTTACTGCTAGCAAAGTTGTAAATACGGCGTGGACTAATTTAACACTGAAGAATGGGTGGGTGCCTTTTCAAGGCGAGATGGTAGCGTGCCGCAAAGTAAATGGTTTTGCTCAAGTAACAATAACCGCTGGCGGGGGGGCAAATGGAGTGGCAATGCTAACACTACCAGCCGGGTACCGCCCAGCCAGAAGCACTCGCTATCCTGTTGTTTCACGGTCAACATCGGAGCAGTCAGCGTTCGCGGCAATCGAAGCTACTGGTGACGTGTTTATCTACAACGTCAATAATTTTGACTATGTAAGTTTTGCAGCCAACATATCAATAGAATAAGGATGATAATGAAAATTAACATATTAGATGATGATGGTTTTTATATTGAAGATCACATTGAAGGATATTTACCCAAAAACTGGACCTCAGATTTAGTTGGTGATGGCTATTACAAAGCGCAATATCAAAACGCAGATATAGACCCAGACGCAGGAGAATGGACATGTGGGCAGTGGGTAGAGACTAGCGGACCTTCAGCTACAGACATTGCAGCTCAGAAAGCGGAATTTGTTGCTCAAGCGAAACTCAAAAAATCAAAGCTGATAAGTGATGCAAGCGATAGAATAGAGATTCTAAAAGATAGGATTGAGGCGGGGGAAGATAAAGCAGCAGAGCTGAAACTGTGGAAGTCATATCGTATAGCGCTTGATGATATTGATGTGAGTACAGCGCCGGATATCATGTGGCCCGTTTCTCCCGACAACATAAAATTGCCGGTGGTTTTAACCAAAGCAAAACTGGGCAATTAAGCCCAGCCTATTTCAGTCATACAACCAGCGACCAGCCTTGGCGGACTCAATAAGCATCCCTATAGTGAAATCTGGAACAGGTATGGGCGCTGTTTTTTTGAATGGATTCCATGAGAAAGGTTCATCTGGATAATAGATTTTAATATTAAACTTATCTTTTGGGATATTGAATGTTGAAAAAAAATCATTCATGAGTTCCTCAGCTTCTTCTTCCTCCATACGAAGATCAGTATCAAGGTCCGTTTCTGGCGTTAATACTGGCTGCTTACTCTTAAACAGATAAGCGCCATCATGGCGCCTAACAAGTTCATAAATACACTGTTCAATACTATTTACCATATTTTGTCGTTACCCCTGGCTATAGTGTTGTAATCACGTATTGCTCTATAAGTGATTTCTGATACGTCAGCAGCAATAATGATGAGGCCAAGCAGGGGAATAGAACGACCTACAAATGTTCCAATATTAGAGACCATCCTCCGCTTTGCTGTCCAAGGTGTATACCCACCTATCCATGTAGGTAATTGAATACCAAAGGGGAATTGTGATTTCTTAAATACGCCTCTTGCTGCTTTGGAGGCATATGAAGTGCCCTTCATTGCACTTATAGGCTTAGGTCGAGTGGGAAGATTATTTCTACCTGACAAGATCGCGGCCGCAGCACCAAAATCAGCCATGCCTAAACCAAATTGATCTACAGTTTTTTCAAAAAAAATCATAAATAGCAATCCGCTGGCGGTTAAATTTGAACGACCTGCATAAAAGTACGTCCCGCCCAGCTCTTCAACTGTATCCATAGTACATCCTTGTTATCGTGTTAATTATTGCTTAAAGCCCATTTGCTCTTCATCAGCATATATTGTTACCTCACATGATTAAACTAGAGTGGCAAGAGATTCAGACAATCCTCAAATGTATTTAATTTCTCATTACGTTGATATCAGAGAATTAACGCGCTAAATTACCCAAAGATGCCAAGCCTCACTTTTTAGTGGGGCTTTTTTTATGCCCGCCGGAAATCACTCACTATGTCTGCTATCGATATCACAACAATGCGCGGCGAAATGCCACGGGCGGTTGCACATCTATTGCCTGAGCAAGCGGCGACCATTGCTAAAAACTGCCATTTTCGCCATGGCGTTATTACACCGCTAATGGCTGATGAAGACGGCGGGAAAACTTTCACTATGTCGCCAACCACAATTTTCCGTTACCGCGATGATTATTGGTTTGCCTGGACTGACATTGTCGATGCGATACGCAGCCCAATAGCACAGGATAAATATGAGCGGGTTTATTTCACTGATGGAAAATATCCCAAGGTCACCAGCAATGAAATCGCTACACAAGGGAACGGTAATTTCCCTGCGGTCAGTTTTCGCCTTGGGATCCCCGCACCCAGTAATCCTATTGAGGTTACTGCGATTACACCGCCGGCTGATCATGGTGAAGATGATCCAACCGATGATGATACCCGTTTTTATGTTGAAACTTATGTCACTGGCTATGGGGAGGAAGGGCCACCGGGGCCAGTATCGCAGGAAGTCACAATCGTTTATCCCGGCAGTACCGTTGATCTTGCTCTACAGCCACCGGGCAGTCAGAACTCAAATATCACCCGCCGCCGTATTTATCGCTCTGCCTCTGGCGGTGGGGTTGCTGATTATCTGCTGTTGGTGGAGCTGGATATTGGCGTGCTTGTGTATCAGGACACTTCGCTTGATAAAGAACTTGGCCCGGTATTGGAAACTGAAAACTTCCTGATGCCGCCAGATGAAATGATTGGTCTGTGTCTGATGGCAAATGGCATTGCCGCAGGTTTTGCCGGTAATGAGGTGATGTTTTCTGAGGCGTTCCTGCCCTATGCATGGCCCGATAGCTACAAACAAAGTACCGAACACGATATTGTCGCTATTGCGCCTATTGGTGCCGGGCTGGTGGTTGGTACTAAAGGGCGTCCCTATCTCTTCAGTGGCATCACCCCGTCGAATATTACCAACGCTAAGTTACCGGTGATGCAAGCCTGTGTCAGCCGCCGCAGCATGGTGAGCTTGGACAGTTTCGCACTCTACGCGTCACCCAATGGATTGGTCTCGGTCGATGGTGCTGGCAATGCATTAGTTGCAACTGAGCAGATTATCGAGCCGCGTCAGTGGCGTAAAAACTTCAATCCAGAAAGCATCAAAGCGTGGCAGGTCGAAGGTGAATATCTGGCGATTTACCAGACGGCAAAAGGAACTAATGCCGGATTTATTTTCGATCCGCAAGCGATGGATATTCGCCATCTAACCACTGTTTTTGATACTGCATTTAATGATCTGGAGTCGGATACGCTCTACACCATTAAAGGCGATAAATTAACCATCTCCCAAGCCAGTGCAACACCTTTGCCGATAACGTGGCGCAGCAAACCATTTCTTGCGCCACCTGGTACATCATTTTCTTGCCTGCGGATCATGAGTGAGAGCGTGAGCCGTGTAGGCGTCAATTTTATTGTGGATGGTTCTCCGGTGCTGTCGTTGCCGCCGGGGTCATTAATTGATGGCCTTCTGAAGTTGCCGCCAATCACTGGCCGCCGGTGGATTATTGAAGTATGGGGTTACGCACAAGTTGATCGCATCACCCTGAGTACCTCAATGACGGAGATGCCAGCATGACAAAAGGCTTTCGTGCTGGCAGTGATTCAGCCGCACTCTCTGAAAATATTGAGGTATTGACTGGCCAACGCGGTGACGGTCGCAATCGTGCTGTGACTTATGCTGATTTGGCTGATCTGGATTTAGCCAAATTGCGCACCGGCGCTGGCGGTAAATTACAGCTCAAACCCAGCTCCAATGATAATACGGGGCCAGCCCCATCTTTTCCCACTCAACCACAAAACTTCAAAGCCAACGGCGGTTTTGGTGCGGTACTGCTTGAGTGGGCTATGCCGAACTATCGCGGGCATTCACTGACCGAAATCTACCGCAGCACCGAAGATAATTTGGCGAATGCGGTGATGGTGGCCAGCTCGGCTGCGGCGGTCTATGGCGACCCGGTTGATCCGGGCTGGCAGGGTTATTACTGGATTCGTTTTATCAACTCCGCAGGTGTGGCTGGGCCATTTAATGCCAGTGAAGGCACTCCGGCAAAAACGGCTGCAGATATTGATGAAATCATTGACCTGATTAATAAGGAGATAAATAACTCGCCGTTAATTGGTGAACTGGCGAGCGGTATTGAGGATCTTGACCAACACGGTGGGCAAGCATTTCAAAAAATGTGGAGCACCAAAGTTGATGCCAGCGGGATCACTGCAGGTATCGGGATTGTCGCAGGCATCGATGCTAACGGAAAACCCATTGCTCAGGTCGCCATATCGGCCAGCCAGCTTTTTGTCTTTGACCCGAACAATCCTACTGATACCGGTTCTTATGCTATTCCGTTTTCTATTTCCGACGGGCGAGTGGTCATTGATGAGGCGGCTATCCGTGAAGCCACAATCAAAATTCTGAATGCTCAAACCATTATCGCTGATGAAGTTAAAGCAGGGATTAGTATTTCAACGCCCACGCTCAATAGCGCCACGATCAATAACGGTAAATTCACCGTGGATGCCGCCGGTAATCTGAAGATTGGCGAACTGTTCAGCGTTTCAAATACCGGACGAATTACAATCAAGCAAGGTACTGGCAGCATCGGCCTTGTTATCACTAACGAGAGAATAGAGGTTTATGATGAGAAAGGTGCGCTTATGGTTCGTCTTGGTAAGCTTAATTAGTTTAACGGCATGTATATCGGTTGGTAAAAACCCGCCTCCTGATTTTAATTTCAACGGAGTTTGGCAGTGTCGAGCTACGGTCTAGAAGTATTTCGCCGCGACGGGACGTCTATCATTTTAGATAACCAAACGTCTGTGACTAAAATACTGACGATGGGGAGCAGAGAGTCAGGGGTGGGTTCGTGGAATACCGGTGTAACCATTCCAGAGGGTTTTGATTATTTTATATGGATGTCGTCATATGCGTGGCTTGAATATGTTGTTGCGGTCAATGGCGGAAAAAGCCAATGGACTCCAGCCAGGCATGCTTATAATCAACCCTCACTGGATGCAAATAGAGTATTAAAAGTTAATTCGGTAAATTATAACACGATTATTCCGGGTTCGTATTTTGGCGTATATACATGGCCTACAGGTGTGGACCAAGGCAATTATGGCATACAATTCTTTGGCGCGAATAATATTGCAGGTATTACGGATGCTAGCCAATTCACTTGCCTGTTATTCAAAGGGGAAGTGGATATTTACAATGGCTGGTTACCCAGTAATATCAATGCGGAATTCACCCCAGACAAGGTCATATGTTTCTTTTACACCGAGGATGAAAGCAAGACGATTTGTGCAAAATCAGCCCGTTACTATAATAGTCCGTCTGCTGTAAGAGATTATAGTGTTTACAGTGTGGGCGGTGGTGAATCATCAACACCCATTCGTGCGAAAGTGTGCATTTTCGGTAACGGGCAATTACAGAAAGAAAACTACGGTCTGGAAATCTATTCTGCGGTGGATAAATCATTAGTCTACAACTCAGGCTATGACATTCTTGCTCGACCAAAGCTTATTCGTCTGGCCGGAATGGCACTGGGAGAAAAAAAGAGTGTGGAGGGCATTCCTCGGCCAATGTACGCAATTTGTAATATTGGTGGATTGTTCACTAATAACTGGCAAGTGAATGTCTGGATAAACAGCAATGGTACTCAGATAGGCCCGGCTTGGGGTCGGGCTATTTATGAGCCAGCTTCGTTTGGTCCTTATACTTATTTCACTGCGGATATTCAGATCATGGTGCTGGATGCTACAGACTACTTTCACTTCTAAACTGGCACGAATAGCTGGTGATGCTGGGGATCCCAAACTACTCATTCACATCCAAGACGCCTGCCGTAAAAAGCAGGCGTTTTGCTTTTCGGCGGAAACCGTGTAGAAATTGAAGCTAAGCTGGACAAGTTGCGCAAGGTATCGCGGGAAGAGCAGCGCAAATTAACAAATGAGCCTCGGACGGGGATCGATCGCCGTAATGGCAATGTGACACCTGAGCAGTTTAGTGATGCCTTTGGTTTCCGTGGAGTGCAGTTTGGCAACTATGTTGAGGGGCCACGCCGCCAGTCTGACTTAAACGATGCATATGACTCGCTGATTGATATGGCCGAATTACTCAATGTACCGCCTAAAGCGATGTCATTAAATGGTGAGCTGGGCTTGGCATTTGGCGCTAGGGGCAAAGGCGGGGCAAAAGCCCACTACGAGCCGGGACAAGTGGTTATCAATCTAACAAAAGGGAATGGCGCAGGCTCACTTGCACATGAGTGGTTCCATGCATTGGATAACTATTTTGGTACCACTGATGTTCACGGCGAGGCATCCGGCAAGCGCTCAGGGGCATTCGTTACTGATCGCAAGCGCCCACGCTATGAGTTTAGTGAAGGAAAAAGGAGTGAGATTACTCACCCCGTGCGTCAGGAAGTGCATGATGCTTTTATGCAAGTAGTCAATGTGGTCAACAATAGTGACATGATGAAGCGTGCGACCGTTTTGGATGCAAGCAGGAGCAAGCCATACTGGACAACTAAACTCGAAATGTCAGCGCGTGCATTTGAACGCTATTTACTTGATAAGGCAGAAAAGAGTGGGATCAGTAATGATTATATGGCTAATCTGCGAAAAGCCGACGAACATGCCAACCCTGAAACTTACGCCTATCCCACTGAAGCTGAATTAAGTGGCGGTGTTCGCCAGGCATTTGAGCATCTATTTAACACCCTCAAAACCAAGCCAACTGATAAAGGTATCGCCTTCTATTCCCGCAAGAATACCAATATCGAGCAAGGTAATGTCATTTCCGATACAGGTCATACTGTCACAGGCAATAAACCTGCAAAGGGAATGCGCCAACGTGAAGCACAAGTTATATCTGATATGTGGGTTCGTGGTATGAGTGGGGCCGCAAAAATCAAAGTTAAGGTGGTTCAAACCCAAGCTGAAGCAGCGGCCATGATGCCTAGTGGGATCCCGAAGGAATTTGGTACGGTCCACGCTATTTATCAGCCTGAACTCAGCCGGGTGATCGTTGTTGCGGATAACATTATTGATGGTCGTCAGCTTCGGGCAAAATTGCGTCATGAGGTCTTGGCACACCACGGCCTCGCTTCCGTTATTGGTGATGTGGAATATGATCGTATCATGCGCGTATTGCATCAGACCCGTGACAGCAAAAATAAGATTATTCAGGATGTCTGGCAGGAAGTTGATAAGTCATACCGGAATGAGTCCCCAGAAATGCAGGCTAATGAGTTTTTAGCCCACATGGCAGAACGTTCAGAACTTAGTAGCCTCAGTGGGGTATGGGATCGCTTTGTTTCTTTACTCATTAATGGATTGAAAAAAGCGGGCATGATCAAACCTGGGGATATATCTCCTACGGAAATTCGTAACATTTTGCGCACAGTGGCGGGTCGGTTTAAAAAAACGGCTATGTATGATGGCGAACAACCGGGAACGCGGGAGTTTGATAATACGTTTTCACGCTCTGATGCCCTGTATTCCAAAGGTGAGAAGTCGGATCCACTTCAGCCAACCCGCGAAGATGCTGAACAGTATCGGTCTGAGTTAACCAGTGCAATCAAATCACTTCGCAGCGTGGATACACCTATCCGTGTAGGCCGAACGCCTCCGGTGTTCAGAGCCTTGGGTGCTCCAGATCTGGATATGGTGATCAATCGAGATACTGTGCGCAAAGCCACCAACGGTGTAAAGCACAATGTACCTATGTCAGTTATCGAACAATTGCCTGAACTATTACATGACCCAGTTGCTGTATATCGTTCGTCAACACAAGAGGATTCAGTGGTTGCGCTTTTGGAAGCTAAAGATACCAATGGCGATCCCGTTATTACAGCCATTCACTTGAATGCGCGAAAGGGCAGAATTGAGGTCAATAGTATTGCTTCAGTTTATGGCATCGAGGGGGGGAGAAAGATTCAGACAATGGAAAATGAAGGGTTGATACTCTATCGACGGAAAAAACAAAACCCCGAGAGTTACCAGTCCAGAGGGCTCCAATTGCCCAAGGAGGGTAACGAACGAGGTTCGAGTAAAAATATACTCCACTCTGATGATATCCGCAACAATGATGCGTTCTACTCCCGCACCGCCAACCCAGTAATGGATGCTGAAACCAACAGAAAAATGGGCTTTAACGTTGAGCAGGGGTGGTTCAATAAAGCCAAAGCCTTTTATGACACGGTAACCAGCCAAGATAAGACAGAACTTAAGGCATGGCTGAAAGAAACAGGCCGCAAATTGAATACCAAAACATTCGATGGCATGGCTCCGCTGAAGTATGCCGAGGATGCAGCCGGTATTAATGATGCGCGGAGTTCGGCTTATATCGGTGCGCGTATGGCTGCCGGTGCCGGTTCTGTCACTGCAGCAACATTGGAGCATGGCTTGCCGCGTTACAACAAAGCTGAGGGGATGATTGAGCGTCAGGCGGGTACAGATAAGAGTGACTCGCTCATGGGGATCTTGGATGGACTCGGCAACCATCGAGAGAGCTTCTTAAAATGGATCGCGGGTCACCGCTCTGAACGGTTGATGAAAGAGGGCAAAGAAAACAACTTTACCGCCGATGAAGTTGCATACATGCAAACCCTTAACAAGGGTAATGAGGCATTATTTGATGCTCAGAAGAAGAAATACGATGCTTTTATTAAATCGATTCTTGACCTCCAGCAGGATATGGGACTCATCGAGCCGGCAAGCCGGGCGCAATGGGAAGATGCCTGGTATCTGCCTTATTACCGCGAAGCTGAAAATGGTGAGGTAAGCGGGCCATGGAGCAGTAAAGGTATTGCCAACCAAAGCAGCACAGTGCGGAAACTTAAAGGCAGTGATCTGACCATTAAAGATCCTATAGAAAACCTGTTTAACTACGTTGCCAAGTCGGTTGATGCGTCAATGAAGAATGAAGCTATGCGCCGTGCGGTAGTTAATCTGGCAGATACTGGTGTACTTGAAGTTATTGACTCACCGAATAAGATGGATTTTGAGCGCATAGGTAAAGACGTGGTGAAAATGTTTGTCGATGGGCAAGAAAAGTTGGTTCAAGTTAATGATCCGCAACTTTACCGCGCATTCACCATGATTGACCTTGAGCGCAGCAGTTCCGCATTTATGAAAGCGGCCCGCACAGCTAAAAAAGTGCTGACCATTAGCACTACATCAATGCCTGATTTTATTATCCGTAACTTCTTACGTGATTCCGTGCACTCCTGGGCTATCAATAAAGATGGCTTTAAGCCAGTTACCGCATCGTTTGCTGGGTTTAAAAAAACACTGAGAACCGATGATACTTTTGTCGATATGATGTTTGCTGGCGCAACATTTGGCGGGGGGTATTCAAACGTCTACGATCCGGCGTCTACGGCACAAACTATCCGCGCTGTGCTGCGTCGGAAGGGTTATAAAGACAGCCAGATCAATCAGTTTGAATCATCTATTGCCCGGTCTGGCAAAGAGGTTTTGGGCAAAATTGAGCAGGGATTGCAGAAGTATAAGCATGTCAGTGAAGCGGCAGAAAACGCGAATAGGCTGGCCACTTATGAAGCTGCAGTCAAGTCGGGGAAAAGTAAAGCTCTAGCAGCCTTTGAATCTCGTGATCTCATGGACTTCAGCATGATGGGGGCCAGCAATATCATGATTAATTTGAGTGATATGTTGCCGTTCTTCAATGCCCGCATGCAAGGGTTAAGTAAGTTAGGTCGAGGTATTAAAGAGAACCCCCGTGAGGTACTAAAACGCGGAGGCATGATTGCTGCAGCCTCACTGGCTCTGTTGGCACTGAACTGGGATGATGAACGCTACGAAGAATTACAGGATTGGGATAAAGACACGTACTGGCATGCATGGATTGGTGATCAGCATATTCGTATTCCGAAACCTTTCGAGATAGGTCTGATGTTTGGCACTTTGCCTGAGCGGTTTGTTCGTGCACTGGGGGGCAGAGATACAGGGGCTAAATTTGGCAAGCTGGTAGCACATAACTTTATGGAAACCATGGCCTTCAACCCGATTCCGCAAGTCGCCATGCCGATTGCTGAAGCTTATGTTAACTATGATTTCTTCAAAGGCAGCCCGATTGAGAATATGGCAGATAAGAATCTGATAGCTGGCGCTCGTTACAACGACCAAACCAGCCTGCTGATGCGTGAAATTGGTCAAGCGACAAACCTGTCACCGAAGATGCTTGATCACATTATTACCGGGTACACCAGTAGCCTGGGCGGGTACGTGCTTGGAGCAACCAATCTTCTTATGCGTAATCTGAAGGACTACGGTGAAACACCCGCTATTCGCCTTGATGAAATGCCCGTTATTAAATCCTTCTTCCGTGGGACTGACCCAGCCAAATCTACACAGTTCACTGAAGATTTCTACCGCATGATGACCCAAGCCAATCAAATTAACAGTACCATTAACAGCTTTCGTAAGCAGGGGCGTGGTGAAGATGCCAATGAATTGTTAGAAAATAACCGCGGGAAATTATCGCAACGTAAGGGGCTAACGGCGACTCAGCAACAAGTGAAGACACTGAATGCCCAGATTGAAATGATGAGGCGGGACCGGATATTAACGGCGGATCAGAAAAGAGAAAAGATTGACCGATTAATGGCAACCAGAAACAAACTGGTACAGCAGGCAGTGGAGAGGGTGAATCCCTATTTTAATAAATAA